CGGTTGCTATTAACGGAACGTATAGCAGCAAATTTACCGCAGCTGGATTTCAAGTAGGCACTGGAACGGCAGCAGCACAGCTGCACCTGTTCAGCACTGATACGACCGATCAGGTCATTATCGAGAACACTGATGCTGGTCTGGATACAGCGCCTGACGTGGTGTTGTATCGAAACTCAGCTTCGCCTGCTGCTGATGATTTTCTTGGCAACCTTGAGTTCAGAGGCAACAACGATGCTGCTGAAACTATTGCCTACGGCCAAGTTTTTACAAAAATTGCTGACGCAACTGATGGCAGCGAAGATGGCACGCTCCAGCTAATCACGATTGCTGCTGGCACCTCAGCCGCTCGTGTAACAGTAAAAAGCGACAAGGTTGGAATCAACGAAGCTGACCCACAGCATCCGCTTCACATTACGGAATCGGTTGCGAACACTGGCTTGTTCATCGAATCAGCAGAGGCAGTCAGTATTAGTGCTGCTGACATCACGCTGTATCACCACAGAGGCAGCAGCGTTTCTGGTCAAGACGCTGATGTTCTGAGCACCATCAGGTTCCAAGGCAATAACGACGCTTCGACGCCTGAACAGATCTTGTTTGGAGCAGTTGAAGCCAGCATCGTTGACGCCAGTGACACCACTGAAGACGGCAAGCTTGATTTCAAGGTGCAGTCTGCTGGCACATTGACGAGCATGGCTGCGATTACAGCAGCAAACGTCACGCTTGGCAGTCGTCCAATCTTGCCAACTCATACACCTGCATCAGCCAGTGCTACTGGCACAGCAGGTGAAGTGGCATGGGATGCAGATTACATCTACATCTGTACTGCCACAGATACCTGGAAACGGGTTGCTATTTCGACGTGGTCGTGATGGCGGTAGCATTAGTTGGAGGTTGAGGAGTCATGGCAAACGCAAAGATTACTGATCTGACTGAGCTAACAGCAGTTCAGGGATCTGACGTTTTGCCGATTGTTGACACGCTCAACGATCAGACCAAGAAAGTCACCGTGACCAATGTGGTTGCGACTGGTCTGGGCACAGGAGTTATTACAACTGACAAGATTGCTGACGATGCGGTTACGGCAGCAAAACTTGAGGACACAACAGTTACGGCAGGGAGTTATACGATTGCCGATATTACTGTTGATGCACAAGGTCGTTTAACAGCCGCGTCAAATGGAACAATTACGCTGGCTGATGGATCAGTCACTTATGCCAAGATTCAAGATGTCAGCGCAACTGACAAGTTGCTTGGCCGCAGTTCTTCTGGTGCGGGTGATGTAGAAGAGATTGCATGCACTGCTGCAGGCCGTGCATTACTTGATGATGCGGATGCTGCTGCGCAACGTACAACACTTGGCTTGGCGATTGGCGTTGACGTACAGGCTTTTGATGCTGATACCGCCAAGACAGATACAACCCAAACGTTTAGTGCTGCACAGACGTTCACAGCACAGTCAGTGCATAACGGTGGTTTAACTGTTGATGGCCCTTATGAACAGACAGCTGAAGCTGTTTCAGCACTCGATATTGATCTAAGTACCGGCAACTACTTTACGAAGACAATTAACGCCAACTCGACGTTCACTTTTAGCAACCCTCCGTCATCTGGAACAGTTGGCAGTTTTACGCTTGAACTGACCCACACATCTGGGACGGTAACTTGGCCTACATCAGTTAAATTTCCAGCAGACACAGCACCAACACTTACAACAGGTAAAACCCATTTGTTTGTGTTTGTCACTGACGATGGCGGTACGCGCTATCGCGGTGCAGCCCTTGCCGATTACGTGAATTAAATCCAATGGCGATCCAGCTTAAGCGCAGCAGTACAGCTCACAAACGACCGACGCCATCAGCGATGTCGGCTGGTGAAGTGCTGGTCAACAATAATGCAGCATCACCTGGCCTGTTTTTTAAAGGCAGTGATGGCGCTTTAGTCAAAGCTGGTCCTGTTCATATCGGCAGCAGCGCACCAAACTCGTCTCCTGCTGGTCAATCTGGCGTTCAGAAAGGTGAGCAATGGCTTGATACGAGTGTCACGCCAAACAAGCTGAAGGTCTATGACGGCACGCAGTGGGTTTCGACAACGCCCACGGTGTCAGAAGGTGGTCAAGGTGCAATTCTGCAAAACCTGCAAACTATCGACGCTGATGTAACTTTGACGAGTTCGTATAATGGCTTTAGTGTTGGACCGGTTGCGGTAGACACTGGCGTCACAGTTACTGTTTCAGCCGGGTCTACCTGGCACATCATTTAAGCCATGTCCTACGGAACAGTCAAAGTCAATCAGATCACGACCAGCACCCAGACGGTAACGGTCGATAATCTTGTTGACTCTTCAGCTGCTACGACTTACACCGCGTTGCAGACGTTGAACGCAGGGCTTGCGGTAGACGGACCATATAAGCAAGCAGCAGAAGCAGTTTCTGCGTTGGACATTGATCTGAGCACTGGTAACTACTTCACTAAAACGATCAACGCCAACTCAACGTTTACCTTCAGCAACCCGCCTTCTTCTGGAACGGTGGGGAGCTTCACGTTGGAATTGACGCATACGTCTGGAACGGTGACGTGGCCTAGTTCAGTGAAGTTCCCTGCTGATACCGCACCAACGTTGACGACTGGGAAGACTCATTTATTTGTGTTTGTGACCGATGATGGCGGCAGCCGTTATCGGGGCGCTGCACTTGCTGATTACGTTAACTGAGGGACGACATGGATCCAATCACACAACAAGTTGTCCTTGCCGCTGCTGGTGCGGGTGGTGGTGAAGATTATTGGATTGCAACCTTAGGTGGTACAAATAATGACCGTGGTCATGGAATAGCGGTTGATAGCTCCGGAAATGTTTATGTTGCTGGTCAAAATAATACAACAGGCGGTGATGATGACCTTTTGATTGCAAAGTACAATGCATCAGGAACTATCCAATGGCAACGTACATTAGGTGGCAACGTAGGGGCAAGCGATGAAATTGGTTATGCGATAGCAGTTGATAGCTCCGGAAATGCTTATGCTTTTGGTCAAACTCTTTCAGTAGGCGCTGGTAGTTATGATTTTCTTATTGCAAAATACAATACATCAGGAGCTATCCAATGGCAGCGCACGTTAGGTAAAGGAGATGCTGAATTCGGCCGAGATATAGCAGTCGACAGTTCAGGTAATGTTTATGTTACTGGCTTCACTCGTTCAGCAGGCGCTGGTAATTATGATCTTCTTATTGCAAAATACAATACATCGGGAACTATTCAATGGCAGCGTACATTAGGTGGTACAAATAGTGACCGTGGTTTTGGAATAGCAGTTGATAGCTCCGGAAATGCTTATGTTACTGGTTTCACTACTTCAGCAGGCGCTGGCAGTATTGACTTTCTTATTGCAAAATACAATACATCAGGAACTATCCAATGGCAACGTACATTAGGTGGGACAAATATTGACTACAGCCTAGCAATAGCAGTCGATAGTTCAGGTAATGTTTATGCTACTGGTTACACAAGCGTCGACGGGCTTGGTGCAGAGTATTTAATTGCAAAATACAATACATCAGGAACTATCCAATGGCAACGCACGCTAGGTGGTACAGGTGATGAAATTGGTTATGGAATAGCAGTTGATAGTTCAGGTAATGTTTATGTTAATGGTCAAACTACTTCAGCAGGTGCTGGTACTTATGACCTTTTAATTGCAAAATACAATGCATCAGGAACCATTCAATGGCAGCGCACGTTAGGTGGTACAGGTGATGACCGTGGTCGTGAAATAACAGTTGATAGTTCAGGTAATCTTTATGTTACTGGTCAAAGTGCTTCAGCAGGCGCTGGTGGTGATGACCTTTTAATTGCAAAACTGCCTGACGATGGATCGTTGACTGGCACTTATGGATCCTTTACATACGCTTCTTCATCGCTAACTGACGCTTCTTCGTCGCGGACCAGTTCTTCTTCATCACTGACTGATGCTTCTTCGTCACTGACTGATGCTTCTTCGTCACTAACTGACGCTTCATCTAGCCTTACGTCGTCCACCACCACACTGTAAGGACATGGCTTTTGCTTTCATCACCAACAACGCCATTGAGCAGTACCCTATCGGGGCTGTTGAAGTAAAAAGGCGCTTTCCAGCCACAAGCTTCCAGATGCCTTTAGAAGGCCAAGACCTTTCAGATTTTGGTGTTGCCGAAGTCGTATTAACCGATCAGCCAACGATTGATCGCAACACGCAAAAACTTGAAGAAGGTACGCCTGTATTAGACGGCAGCACTTGGCGACAAGCTTGGAACGTGATTGCGTTGTCCGCTGAAGAGCTGCAACAGGTTGAAGACAATGCGGCTGCATCGGTACGTGCAACACGCAACGAAAAGCTGACTGCTTCTGACTGGACGCAGATGGCTGATAGTCCTTTATCTGATTCAGACAAGACTGCATGGGCTACTTATCGTCAAAGTCTGCGTGATCTGCCGACAGCCAGCGGTTTCCCTCATACGATGACTTGGCCAACTGAGCCGTCCTGATGCAACGCCCTGATCCGATGATTGCCGCCAAACCTGGCGCTGAGGACGTGCAAGCCATGGCGGCTAGAACGCTATGGCTTGAGGAACTGTATTTCCTTGATGGTCGTGACCAAATCAGCCATCCGCAGCATGGCCTGTTTACTGGCTTGGCTTTGAAGTATCAAAGCTTGGAGTCAACTGACGGCTGCTGATGGCTAAATCACTAAGCGGTCAAAACTTTGTCCCAAGCCGTCCTAAAAAGACGCGCCAAGGCAACGGTCAACACTCGAAAGCGTCCCATGGCCGCAAAAAATACAAGGGCCAAGGTAAGTGATAAGCGATAAGCTGGAGTCGTTATAGTGGTTTGAGGAGGTGACCTATGGCTGTCAATCCTGGAACCTATAACTTCAAGGTACAGCGTGGTGCTGACTGGAGTGTTCTGCTGCAATTCAAAGACAGCAGTGATGATCCAGTCGATTTGACTGGCGCGACAGTTGCAGCGCAAGCATGGAATAAAGCACGCACTCAAAAATACGCAGATTTCGGCATTGCTTATACGAACCGAAGCAATGGTCAGGTAACAATTAGTTTGACAGATACAGACACGACAGATTTTATTGATGCGCTGTATTACGACGTTTTAGTAACAAATTCTTCTGGCATAAAAGACTATTACTTGGAAGGCATTATTAGCGTTGATCAATCGTACACAAGATGACACAAGTAAACGTCACCACACAGAAGAACACTGTCACCGTCAACAGCAACGGTGATGTCACAACAGTTACGGCTACTACTGCTGGGCCGCAAGGCCCTCCAGGCGATTTTGATTTAGTTCAGTCCAGCAAAGTAGACAAATCGGTCATTTATTATGACCAATCAGCCGATACTTTTCGCGCTGATAATGTCTACACAGCAGAGACTCTTACGGATGGCGGATCGTTTTAGACACCCATCTTTTTACGCCTGGATGTTCCCACCATCCTTAAGTTATGTCTAACACTATTCGGATCAAACGCCGCGCTTCTGGAGCGGCTGGCGCACCATCTTCTTTGGAGAACGCGGAACTCGCGTTTAACGAAGTAGGTGATGTTCTTTACTACGGTAAAGGCACAGGTGGTGCTGGCGGTAGCGCAACTACCGTTGAGGCTATTGCTGGTTCTGGCGCGTTTCTTGGCCTGAGCGGCACTCAAACCGTCACTGGCAACAAGACCTTCTCTGGAACTGTTGCTCTTGGCAGCTCTGCTACTGCTTCAACACCTACTAGCGGTGATGACAGCACAAGCGTTGCCACCACTGCTTATGTGCAGGGTGAAGGCTTTATTACTGGCAACGAGACAATCACCGTTTCTGGTGATGCTTCTGGTTCGGGCACCACGTCAATCAACCTGACACTGGCTAACAGCGGTGTTTCTGCTGGTACGACTTCCGGTATCACTGTTGATGCCAAAGGTCGCATCACTGCGATTACTGGTCTGGCTGCTTCGGATATTCCGACGCTGACTGCTGCCAAGATCAGTGATTTTGACACCACCGTTCAGGCGAATCGTCTGGACGAGATGGCTAATCCCACCGCTTCGGTGGATTTGAACAGCCAGAAGATCACAAACCTTGCAACTCCGACTGCTGCTTCGGATGCTGCGACCAAGGGTTATGTCGATGCTTCACAGCAAGGTCTGGACGTTAAAGAGTCCGTCAAGGCTGCAACTACTGGCAACATCACGTTGTCTGGAACGCAGACGGTTGATGGTGTTTCACTGAGTGTTGGCGATCGTGTTCTGGTCAAAAACCAGACCACTGGCAGCGAAAACGGCATTTACGTTGTCGCTTCTGGCAGCTGGAGTCGTGCCGCTGATGCTGACGCTGACAGCGAAGTTACTGCTGGTCTGTTCACCTTCGTCTCCGAAGGTACTGTTAATGGCGATGCAGGTTTCAGCCTAACCACCAACGATGACATCACTGTTGGTACTACTGCACTGACCTTCACCCAGTTCTCTGGTGCAGGCAACATCACTGGTGGTGATGGTATTCAAAAGTCAGGCTCTGAACTGAGCATTGACGCCAAGGCCAACGGTGGTCTGGTTATTGAATCCAGTGAGCTTGCTGTTGACCTTGGTGCATCCAGCATCACCGGCACTCTTGCTATTGCTGATGGTGGTACTGGTGGAACGTCAGCTTCTGCTGCTCGCACCAACCTTGGTGTTGCCATCGGCTCTGATGTCCAGGCACATGGTGCTGTGCTGGATGATCTGTCTGGTCTTACTCAGGCAAGCAACAAAGGTATCTTCTTTGATACCGCTAACTCTGCTTCCACGTTTGACCTGACTGCAGCAGGTCGGGCACTGCTTGATGATGCTGATGCTTCTGCACAGCGCACCACGCTTGGATTGGCAATCGGTACAAACGTACAGGCTGCTAATTCCAACCTTTCAGCGATTGCTGGTCTAACCAGTGCTGCCAACAAAATTGCCTACTTCACAGGCAGCGGCACTGCTGATGTTGCAGACCTGACTTCGTTTGCCCGGACGCTGCTGGATGATTCTGACGCATCTACCGCCAGAAGCACTCTCGGGGTCGCGATTGGTTCTGACGTTCAGGCTTACAACGCAAGCCTTGCAACGATCGGCTCGCTGTCTACTACTGACGGTGCATTTATCGTCGGTAACGGCAGCAGCTTCACTGTTGAATCTGGAGCGACTGCACGCACCAGCCTTGGCCTTGGTTCGATTGCAACTCAGGCTTCAAGCAACGTGAGCATCACTGGTGGTTCTATCTCAGGCATTGAGCTTGACGGTGGCACCTTCTGATTAAACACCTACAGCCTGCTGGGTAACACCAGCAGGTTTTTTTATGGACACTAATCAGAACCGTCCCATTGACTCTGCCAGTAAAGTAGGCAGCGGAAACGTTTTCCCACTCTTTCATGATTAAACCATTTGCAATCGCTGTTTCTGGTGTTCTTGCTGGTTCAGCTGCTTTTGCAGGCCCTTATGCCAACGTGGAAAATAATGCTGGATACCAAGACGGTTTCCTCGGTTCAACAACTGACCTTCACATTGGTTATGAAGGCGGTGATGAAACGTATGGTTTCTATCTGCAAGGTGGTCCTGCACTAATTTCTCCTAACGGAGGTGATGTTGAAATGGAACTGTCCGGCAAAATTGGCGGCAGCGTTCAAGCCACTGACAACTTCGGTGTTTATGGCGAGGTCAGCTTTATCACCACTGATGAAGAGCCTGCTCTCGGCACCAAGATTGGCGCTAAGTGGAACTTTTGAGATTCAAAAGGCATTGAACTACGCCAGCGAATTTTTCCGTGTTGTCGTGGTTCAGTGCTTGCGTCCGTCACATTGGCGTTATTGCTTCCCGCCAACTTGGATCGTTCCTTACTTGTCGGACCTGCGTGATTACTACACGACGGTTCCATACGCTAAAGAACGTGAATACTTGCTGGAAGCCGACTAACATTATGAAAGCTCTTCCTCACCTCACACGGGAAGGGCTTTTTTATTGCATGTAAGGGTGTATCAAGTTCATGGAGGGTGGGCATGGTTGAGCTTCCTGTGGTTCCTTCATGGGGGATTCCAAAAAACCCTGAACTTCCTGTTGAAGTTGGTTTGCCGTCACTGGAACTTTCAATTCCTCAGGGACGAGGTTTGGTTTTGCCCTCCGCAAAGCAGATGAGGCAGCAGATTCAAGCAGAACAAGAGGAGCTAGATGAGCAAAAGCAAGAAACCCTCCAACGCCTAAAACCAAAGAAACCCCAAGGCATCCAACAAGTACCGGACGTCCCACAGTTCAAAGAAGTAACTGAGTTCACGCTACCTGGAACTGACATCAGCATTCCAGTTCCACGGAAAGAAATTCTTTCTACTGCGATTGTGACGGCTGGGGCGTCTTCTGTTGCTGCAGTTGCTGGGACACTTGTTGCATCAACGCTTTTAAAGCGGCTCGTTCAGCTTCTAAAGCCTGTAATGAAGATTGGTATGAAGCGTCTTGCAAAGGTACGGGGTCGTCCTGCGCCTGAAACTTTTGGTAGGCAGCGATTGAGACGACGCCGGAACAAAGAGAACCCAACTGGCTCTTAGGGTCAAGCATATAACCACGGTCATACAGGTTTGCGCATTCTTTTGCTCTGACCAATAGCGAATCAAGCTTTTCTTTGTAGATGCGTTGTCGGGCAAGTTCTTTGCACATCTCGCTAATTGAACCATCCAACGGCGCTGCTATACCGAATTGAATGCCCCAGTTACCTGATCTTGTGTAACTGGTGGTATGCGTGTCTGCACCGAGATAAAACGGCGTGACGTTCAGGGTTGCACCGTTGCAAGATATGCCTCTTCCCATGTGCTGTCTTGATGGCGCACCATTGTTATTGAATTGCATTGACGTATTGGTGTTATTGCTGGTTGCCGCTGCTTGCGGCCCAGCGATATTTTTTACCTCTTCTGCATTAACGGCACCGCCAAAAATTATTGCGCAAAGACAGAGAGCGTGGTGGTAGTTGAATCGGTTTCGATGGTTCGTGTTATGTCGGTCGTTTCGATAATGCCTGCAGCCCTGGTGGTGATTTCTAAGCTGAAATCTTCTCCTGCTGTAACGATGTCCCATGTTGTAGTCGAATTGGTAATGTCAGCAGCACTTGGCTCTACGTTAGTGCCAGACCATGAACTAACGGCTGCGCCATAAATTTCAGTCGAAACTGTTTCGTCAATCGTCTGCGTCGTGGTTGTCGTTGCGTTGACGGTTGCGGAGGTGAATCGGGGTGTAACTGTCTGCGCTGTTGCTGGTGCAGCTGACAACAGGATCGCGAGAACAAGAAAGCGTTTCATTTGATTGTGGCGGGTGATTTGGGTTCGTCTTTTTTCTTATTCTGTCTGATGTTGACTCCCATCGCAGCCATGGTTCCCGTGAGCAAAGATGCCGGGAAAGTTGGATCAAGCGACTGCTTGAAGACTCCTAGATAATTGGCAGTTAGGATCGCCATGCTCCATACAAGAACAGCAAGTTTGACAAGATCACCAAGTCTTGAATGTTCTTGTTCCTGCTGTTGCGATTCCACCGGTTCAGCCATGATGTTTAGGACGACCGACACCTGTTATGTTAGAGATTTTTGCTGCTGTGACAGGCGCTAGTGTCACCGCTGCTGCAATGTCCATAAACAATGCAGGCAAGCAAAACCTGCAGACCCGTGAAACGTTGGCACGACTGACGATTGCAGTCGAAAACCTTGCTGAGCGGCTAAACGTTTTCCATGATGACGTAATGCGTAAAGACAGCGAAGTGTTCCAAAGGTTGCGGAATCTAGAAGCTTCAGTCGCAAGGCTTGAAGGGCAACAAAAACGTACCTAAACTGTGCGCGTTGCAGGTTTTCTCATGCTGCTGCTGTTCAAGCCAATCTTGATGTCATTCATCAACAGCAAGGCTGTTCGTCAGTTGGTGATTGATTTGCTCAAGGCTGCAGCCAAACAATCAAGCAACACCGTCGATGACCAACTGGTTGCTCTTGTTGAGCGTAATCTGCTTGGCCCTAATGCTTAATTTGCTGAAGTATTTCGAGCATTTCAGGTTTGGTGATCCATATCAACATGCAGCCATTGCACAGTTAGAGGAGGATTTGCCGCAGCATCTGAAGGATGAAGATGCGTTGTGGTTACAAGCATGGAAAGCCGCAGGTAAGGAGCAACAGGTTTATGCGCCCTATTACCATCAGCTTTCATCAGAGACTGGTTTTGGCTACCGCGAATGCTTTTCTGCGGTGAGTGCGATGGCTGCCGCGTTTCATCAGCGCGTTGACAGTTTTGACCTTTACAACCGGATCAGAAAGCACCTAGGAGACACAACATCGGTTGATGTGCAGCTAAATGCGCTGCGCACTTTGGGAATTGACGCTGAGTTTAGGACTGATGGAACGTTCGATGATTTAGAAAACGAAATTGATGCCGGTCGTCCGGTGATCGTTATGTATCTCGACAAAGGATCAGTAAGTGATCCTGTATGCAATAACGACGGTTGCGGGCATGTTGTTCTTGTCGTTGGCTACAACCGCGAAGAGCTAATCATTCATGACCCTATGGGCGTGCCAGACATGATCAATGGTGGTCATAAAAATCGCGAGCGTGCTGATTATGTACGGATTAGTCGTCAAGCATTCAAGCCTAGGTGGGAAGTTGAAGGTGATGGCACAGGCTGGATGATTATTACGCAGTAGATCGCCCTGGATAAACTGTAAACAGTTGCAGATGCCATTTGATGATGTATATCAGGCAACTGCATGGAGCATGAAATTAACGAGACGGTTCTAGTTCCGCGTAAGAAAGCCAAAGAACGTTTCCGCAGCTCAATACATAGTGCATGGGGTTGGTCTTGTGCATATTGTGGCCGTGAATTATCTGAGCGCGATGCAACATTAGATCACGTCACTGCAAAAGCAAAAGGTGGTCTTACCGTGCGCGAAAACCTTGTCAGTTGCTGTTTAGGCTGCAACAGCTCTAAAGGTCATCAGGACTGGCAAGAGTGGTATCAGCGACAAGAGTTTCACGAGAAATGCCGTGAGCGATGGATTGAAGATTGGTTAGAACAATAGTAAAATTAAACGTCGAACATTTTTGATGACTGTTCTTGCTGACTGGCAGATCCGCAGCTATTGCGAAAGCTCTCAAATGGTTCATCCCTTTGCGTTGGATCTACTCAATCCAGCATCGCTTGATGTGCGCCTTGGGTTTAACTTGATGATTGAAGTTGCAGACACGCCTGAGCTGCAACGTATTGATATTTCAGACCGCACCGCAGAAAAACCGTATTTACTGCAGCCTGGTGAATTTTGCCTTGCTGAAACCGTTGAAACTTTCAACCTGCCTGACACGATTAGCTGTCAGTTTGTCCTTAAATCAAGTCGCGCTAGGAGTGGGCTAAATCATCTTTTGGCCGGATGGTGTGATCCAGGTTGGCATGGTTCAAAACTCACGCTTGAGCTAAAAAACGAACGCCGTTTCCATGACATTCCGCTTTACCCGAATCTGAAGATTGGGCAGATGGTGTTTCACTACATGTCTGAAGTGCCTGTCAGATCTTATCGCCAGACCGGTCACTACAATAACCATTTGACTGTGATGCCAGATATTGTTGGCAGGCAGACAGCTTGACACGATGTCGCCACATGTCTAATACCTGTTCATACCAGCAGGTTGCTTGCCACTCTTGGTAGTGTTCTCGTGTCATTCCGGCATAAGTGACACGGTACAATTTTCCATATTTTGTTTCAATTACGTCTAGTTTTGGTGCGGTGTTGTCGGTATTCTGCGGCAAAGCTTTATTTTCCATGGCTTGGGATGGGTGGCAATGGATGTCGGTTGAACTTCCTTTAGAGGAGCAGCTAATGCTAGAGAGACAGGTGCGTGCAGTGCATGACCATGTTGATACTAAAGAAATTGCCGAATTATGCAGCTCACTGATCAGGCAAAATTTCCATCAGCAAAAGCTGCTGCAGCAAGCAATCACTAGGATCATGGAACTTGAGACCATTGAGGAATGCCCAGGCGACGAGCCTGAACCACTACCCTGGTGGCGCAATGTCCTTTTGCGTTTTAAGTCTTAATTTACGCAATGCACGTTCTTTGATTTGACGAGTGCGTTCACGGCAGATGTTCATCTCTGCGCCGATGTGCGCCAATGCTTCAGTCTTGTTGCTTAAGAAGTAACGCTGAATGATTTCATATTCTCGATCATTTAATGTATCTAGTGCATCATTTAACGCTTGATGATTGGCGCATTTAATTGCCATGCTTTCAGTATCAGCATGAGATGAAGGATCAGGAATTTGTTGGATCAATGGTGAACCATCATCGTGGCAAAGCATATCAAGGCTTCGATGTTGTTTTGCCCTTTCAAACCACATCATGACTTCTTCTACAGGCCGTTCAGCATGTTCACTCATTTCTTGCAGCGTTGGTCTGCGGTGAAATTGCTGCTCAAAATCATTCATCCATTTACAAAGACGGTTGATTTTTTCCAATGTATTTTGCGGTAAACGTACAACACGCGATGACATGTCAATAGCTCTGGTAATGCTTTGCCTAATCCACCAGTACGCATAGGTGCTGAATTTATAGCCACGGGTTCCATCATATTTTTCGACAGCACGTTGCAAGCCTATGCAACCTTCCTGCACAAGATCTGGCAGTTCTAGGATTGTGCCCTCAATTCGTGGTGCATATTTACGAGCAACATTGACAACTAATCGTAGGTTGCCGTTTATCAACTTTTCCTTTGCACGACGACCTGAACGAACAACACGCTGCTCTTGTTTTGTTAATGGTTCTTTGCCTAAATCTCGTTCTAACAGCAGATCTTGCATCGCAAAGATACGACGCGACAGCTGAATTTCTTGCTCAGCTGAAAGCAATGGATGCTTGCCGATTTCATTTAGAAATTGTCTGAACGAATCGGCCATGAAAAAAAGCTGCTACCGGCAAAGGGTAACAGCTTGCGATTTTGATGTCTATTGATTGTTGCAGCTTAGAAGGGCACCTCTGCATCGGTTGCGTTGTTTTCACGCGCTGGCAAGGTGAAGTCAGTGACATTCACGTTTAGGCTCTGTTTTTCAGTGCCATCCTGTGTTGTGTAACTGTTCAGCTTGCCTTGCCCAGCGATGGTGATCTTTGCACCCTTGCGAAGGTATTCAGCGGCAGCCTGAGCGCGTTTGCCCCATACAGCGCAGTTCATCCAGGTCGTTTCATCTTTGCCGGTACGAACAGCAAGGCTGAAGCTTGCAACTTGATTTTGCCCGACGTTTTTCAGTTCAGGATCTTTACCAAGGTTGCCGTATGCAGTGATGTTGAGCATTGATCAGTTGATGGGTGTGATGTTGTTGGATTGCTCCCAGGCAAGAACGTCTGCGAGCTTGTAGCGAATCATTGGTGTTTTTGGTGAAATACCAAGCGGACCAACTTTGTAAAAAGCTGGCCCTTGTCCACGAGAACGCCAACGCTTGATGGTGTTTGGTTTTAGGTCATAACGAACGGATAGATCTTCAGTGGTGAGATAAGTGTTGATGTCGTCAGTGCTGGTCATTTTTCAAATTCTTTCAGCTCTGATTCTTTGTTAAGCAGCAGCTTCAGCAGATCATCGTATTCCTGTTTGCTGATGTCTTTTTTGTCGAACCGTTCAGCAACACGTTTGCTTAGATCAGACAATGAATCAAGCGTCTTTGCTGCTTTGATTGCCTTTTGCCCAGCTTGAAAGGCTTGTGATGCAACCGCTTGTTTTACGTTTGCAGGTTTAGCTTGCGCTAGTGTTGTCTTGTTTGATGGCGGCAGATCAGGTACATCATCGGTATCCATGTCGGCCACGACGCCCAAGATCGCGCAGATTGAAAACCTACGTTGATAGGTAACGGCTTTGCCCCATTCCTGGGTCATGTTGCGACCATCGCAGATGATCAGCTTGCAGGAGCTGGATAGCGTCTCGCCGCTTTCGTGGTGCAGCGTAGTAACCAGCGAATCATCAAGAAACGTTTGAGTGATTGCTAAACCATTTGCGTGCAATGCAGGTGTCACGGTAGAAAGCACATTCGCCAGATCAGCAAACTTGCCGTAGTTGGCGCGTGCATTCTTTTCGATCTTGTCCACGGCTTTATGGAAGCCGATCAGTGCTTTTGTCAGTTCAGACATCAGAAATCATCAGGTGAAAGTTCGATGTTTGTGGCGTAGCTAGGCAGTGACAGCGTTGAAATGTCATTGCTATAGCCAGGCCACTGGTTGCGTTCCTTGCAAGTCTTGATGCGGTTCATGTCACGTTGCCGCAACTCCTCGCCAATACCGCAAGCTTCGTTGTCGAGTTCATAAACACCCACGTTAAATGGATATTCTTTTTCGACAGCAACAAAAACGAATCGTGCTGCTTTTGTGCCCTGCAGATAGTGCATCTGCTGGACGTGATACCTCCACTTGGCAACGCTTGAAGCAAAGCCGCGTGGACTTGCATCTTGCGTTGTTTTGAGGTCTATAACAATATCACCGTTCCACCAATCAGGACGACATTTGCAACGCAAATCAAACTGTTCATCATCCCACCAAACTGATTGCTCAGCTTTGCCTTCTGATAACAACCAAGCAGCTTCAGGATGATTGCGAACGGAGTCGCACATTGCCAGTGCTTGATCCCATTGCGCCTGGGTTACAGGTTCAATCCCTTGGTCGATCAGCTTGTTGTAAGTTGTGGAGCCTTTGCGAGTGGCGCAGACTGCATAACGTCGATCAAGATCGTCAGGTTCAAGAACAGCAGTGTGCACAAAAGTGCCAAGCCGCATAGCAGCAGTAGGTTCGGACGGAGGCCGTTCAGGATCGAGATACTTTTTGAAATAGGTGTGCGGGTTGTGAGAGATTGCGTGAAGGTGTGACGCTGAAATTGCCGGATCGGCATGATACTCAGCATTAGAAATCATTGAGTATATGCCAGTGCTAGCGGAGGGTAACACGGTCATTTTGACTCTGCAAGGGATTCACAGGCTTTGACCACACCGGCTTTGCAGTCTCTTTCCGTTAGATCATCCAAGGTCTGCGTGAGCGAAACCCAGAACGCCCAGGCAAACAATGAAACAAAAGTGAGGATCACTCCAAAGTTTTTCATGGTAGAATTCGTGGGAACTTTGCCAAAAGGCGAAGGACAAGTCTCCTGCAGCGGATCAGGAGCGAGGGGTGCAGATGCGTGAGTCGGCCCTAGTCCGCAACTATTGAAACGGTGCGTGAGTTGCGATCGTCTCTGCGCCATTTGATGTTTTCTAATGGCACGGGCTTTTCACGTGTTTGACGTGTGTAAAAGCGATGCTTGCAATCAAGGCATTCACGCAAACGAATCAGGTCATAAGTGCGGCGCTCGTTAAGGTTGCTTTTTACCTTTGTAGGACCGAAGCATTCGGGACAAGTTGGAATTGAAAAGCTCGCTGGCATTACTGCACTTCAGTTTCGACGGTGTAGGTGAAGCCAGCAGCAATAGCATCACGAATCAGTGACTCGCGTTCTTCTTCATCCGTTGCCCATTCAGTCCACTGCAGGCGATCGCCAATGAAGGCTTCGATGTAGTAGATAGTCTTGGGTTCTGTTTCTTGAAGCTGTTTGCCGCGATCAAGCATGTCCTGCATGAACTCGTATTGATTGAGGGTGATGTTGTGAAAGTCCATCAAAATCAAAAGCGACGTAAAACTTTGTTTTCGGAAAGCTTGCGATCTAGTTTTTGCACCAGATCCCAGTAGCTGCCTTTTTCTGGCTCAGTCTTGAATCCGTATTTTTTGTCAAGTTGGTTTGACTCTTGACGGGTGAGAGCGTAAAGGATGTCAAGTTCTGCGCTGGTGAATTCCATAATTAGAAGCGTGGGAGTTGTGGTGCTGGCTTGTTCCAAGCTGGTGGCTTGAGTGGAAGTGTTTTTTCGCCTGGAAGTACCGGGCGTTGCTTGCGGATGATGGTGATGTTCAAGGGGTGTTGGTTTGAACTGATCTAAAGATACCCGAGCTTCACCCCTTGTGTACCCATTGTGTGCAGGTTTAGCGATTGGCACGCAACTGGTTTTCAAGGCCAACCACGATTCCTACCAAAAGCACCAGCGTCAACCCACTGCACAAATACAAAGTCATTGGAATCAATTTGATCTCTGTAACAGTCTGAGCACCATGGCTTGACCTGTCTCCTATACATTAGTAACAACAGCTACTAAAACAATGAACGTGCTTTCACTCCTCCAACGCAAAGAGCAAAAGCAGCAACTGCTCAAGATCGCTCAAAAGCAATCACTGCAGCCTTCGCAGCTCTGCTATCGCGGTGTTTGCTATTCAACAGTTAAAGCGGAATCACGGTGATCAATGCGCCAGGCGGTTCACTGCCAACGCAATACCGCTTTTCTGCATTCAGACTCACCACAAGACAATCATCAGCAAACACGCTGCCGGTCAGTGCATCAAGCGTTGACCGACAGCATTTATCAATGTCGTTTCGTTTCACAACGCAGTGCTTAGGTGCTGCTGCCTTTAGTTGTTGATTTGTTGTGAAATGTGCCTTCGGTCGTCGAAAGCGAAATACCACGGACACGCTGCAAGCGCAAGTCAATAGCTCACATTCTTGATCCTTCATTTGCTGTTGTGCGCACGCTGAAACAGCTTGCCTCCATGGCTTGCATCGCTTGGATGCTTCGATTAGTCTTCCGCCACCCACATGGCGTTTACTGCCTTGTGGCGCTGGTTCAATATCGTTTACCGCGATATGGATCACTTCCATCCTTCATTCATTGCTTCGCACAGCATGACGGCAAATCTCAGCCTTCCACAGTCAAGCGGTTCAAACTTCAAATTCCAAACAGGAACAATCATCAGCCTTTGCCCTGGTAAAAACTTTTTCTACACGCACGTTGCCGGGCAGCTTTGCATGACATGGCTTGATGACGACAAGACCCTAAAAAAAGACATGCTGCGTTGCGGTGACAACGTGTCTCTGATGGGTGTGGTTGAAACCACCGATGGTGGCAGGGCACCATATAAAGGCAACTGTGTTCCGCTTCCGTTGCAGATTGATGCACTAAAGCGTTCCATTGAATATCGACTCGCAAAGCAAGAAACTGTCGAGACGATTGAGATTGAAAAGCAGGAGATTCCTGTTCAACAATCTGTGCAACGTGCTGACATTGGCCGGAAACCTCGCGTCACGATCACAGAAGATTTCTTGGCTGATTATGTAGCTGAATGGGCTGCAGCGATGAATTACACCACAGCAAATGCTGCAAGCAAAGCAGTGATGGACATCATTCGTGCAGCAATGCGTGCAGGGCTGAAGCCGAATGAATGAAGCACAACGCAAACAGCTTCTGGCTGCACTAATCAAGGACCGCGATGAAACACGCGCTGCCCTTGAGTTCATCAAACAGCAAAAGCAACACGAAGAAACCCTGTACTGGGAAACCGGCGTGATTCGTGAGGCCACACGGTTTGATGATTCACAGCTCAGGCGTCATGCTGACTGTCTTTTCATGCAGCATGAACAGACCTTGAAGGCGTATTTCCAATCCATGGAATCGCCGTAGAATCAACGGCACGCAATAAAAAAGCCAGGGTTGCAGCCCTGGCTTGCGTGTCCAGAAGGACAACACCCCTAAGCACAACTCAGCAGCACACCTAGTTGCACAACTCAGTTGCACACCTAGTTACACAACTCAGCAGCACACCTGGAGGGTAGCACATGCCAAACAAAGTCAGTGCAAGCGGATTCGCTGCACTTCCGTACAAGCTCATGGATCAAGCCGATGCTCCTACATGGGCGGTTTATGCCGTCTTGCATCGTCACGGCTGGAATTCAGATCAAGGGTGCTGGACATCGTTAGAGACGATCCGCACCGAAACAGGCATTAGCCGCAAGGTGATACAGCGTTCACTTGCGTGGTTAAAGGACAGCGGTTGGGTTGAAGCCCAAAAGCGCCCTGGTTACAGCACGGTGTATTTCGTCAAAACCGATGCACCAACAAAGGTTTCACCTAGGGCGAAAACGACCCAGGTCGAATTTGACCCAGGTCAAAAACGACCTAACCCCCAGGGCGAAAACGACCTAACCCCTAGGTCGAAAACGACCTACGAACAAGAACCCAAGAACAAAAACCCAAGAACAAAAACCCAAAAAGGCGCAAGCGCCGAAAACGGGAACAAAGATCCGAACAGGCTTAAGAAGCTGCCACTGTCGTCTGTGCCAGGTGATCTAAGTGGTTGCGGTGACTTGCTTATCGAGTTTTGGTCTGTGAAAAAGGGTGTGCGTTCGACACCAGTGCTCAATCGGATCTGCAAGAAGCTGCGCCAGTGGTCTCTACAAGACCGCAGAACGGCCCTAGAAGCAGCGATTACCTCTGGCTGGGGTGATGTGTTCCCACCGAAGAAACAAGCCGGTTACAGCCCCGTACAGGAGCCAGAACACAAACACCCGGCGCATCGTGTCTTCACCGCTGATCGTGGTTTCGATGATCAGCCCGCAACAAATCCAATCCTTAAGGATCTCTTCTGATGTCAACTACAGCTTTTGATTTAACTTCTGTGCGCCACAAACTGCGGCACATGGTTGAACAAGGTCTTGTCACGATCGAACAACTTGATCAGCCCTCACCAGGCTTCAGATCCAACATGAATGTTTCACTGCATCACTTCCCTTCTGGTTATCACGGTGTGCGACACCAAAACCTGCTTCGTGATCAATGAAAACCGACACATTTAAATGCAACGGCTTGATCATTGAACGCCGCGAAACACGTGAAGGCCCATCCCCGTACTTTGTCACCTACTACAAAAACACCTCGCGCATCACCACTGATGTCAAATCCATCAAGCGTCAACTCAAACTCGGCAGAGGCACAGAAACCCTTCAGCAGCTCAACGATTGGCTGGAATCTTTTTCTACAAAAGTCGCAGCCCTCCCCGAAGCAAAAGAACACGTTGCAGATGTTGCTTAACAACATGTTCGACGTTTCCCAACGTCAAGAACCAGTCATTGATATGCTCGCAGACTTGCTAGACGAAGCCAAGGCAACCGCTGCTGCAATATCTGACAATGCAATCGAAGAGCATCGGCCAATCCCAAAAGACTTGCTACGCTCTCTCAACAACGATCTGGAACGGATCAAGGCTTACCTATTGACTGCTGCTGATGTCGCTTAAAAGGTTCACTCTCCGTCTTGATGAAAAAGACATTGAAATCATCGACAAACTTGCCGAAGAGCAAAACAGCTCACGCGCTGACATCATCCGCAACTCACTTCAGCAAAAGGCAATTACAACCGATGCACTGCATCAGGTGACAACTGCCATCCGCAAACGTTTCCATGGCATCTTCACTGCACAACAGGCAGAACAAGCTGCAGCCATTGCAATCTTCACCATCGCGTCGAATCAGCAGCAAAAGGCTGCGTAGCATCCTCAACGCCTACGACGATTTCTACACATCCCTGTATCACGATCGCCTCAACCCTCAACCGCAAAATGAGCAGCAGCTACTTTCACGACTGGATCAATGACATTGCACCTCAAGCAATGCAACCTGTACTACCCGAAGCGCAGGACACTGAAGCCATGATGGATCGTGTCATCCTCCTGGAACTTCTTTTTCATCTAGATAAACGCTTCGATCGCAATCACCCGTATCACAACACCTACACCGGCCTCTGGCAGCAATACCAAAACAATGGCAACCATCTCTGAAAAGTACATCGGCAACCACGAAGTACACACCAGCCCTCGTGGCAGTAAGTACATCATCACTGACGATGGCCGAAAGCTCTACATCTCAAACACCAACAAAACCTATCGCCGCAGCTTCACTCCCCCACGCGGTGCATACGCTCGTTTCCTAAATGCACAAAACTCTGTATAGTCAAAGCAATAATTAAAGCTGCATGGCCCAAAAAGGCACAAAAGCAGAGACAGAATTGCGCGTTGCTGAGTTTGTTCGCATTGTTGCTAATGGTGGCAAGCGATCAGATTGTGTTCGCTTAGCCTCGGAAAAATGGGGTGTAGGCGACAGAACCGTTGATAAATACTTGCAGCTTGCACGTGATCAAATTCGTGCTGATTGGGACTTAGAGCGCCCGCAGATGATTGCTGATCTACTGTCGCAATGTTCAACGCTGCAGCAGGAAGCCCGTGGTCGTGGTCAGCTTTCTGTTGCCCTTGGTGCAATTAACACTGCCGCCAAACTTGCGCAACTTATGTCATGACTGAGATTAAGCCCGTAAAGAATGAAGAGTTCTGGTATGACCCAACAGAAGACAGCATGTATCGCGTGTGCATGAAAATTGACGGCGTGACAGCTTGTTGCACAGTGTCGTCAATGCACTTGATCGAAGAAAAGCGTGCGCAACTGCGCGGAGCATGTTTGCGTGATGTCGATTCTTGATGCTGCACCGATCGGTCACGTTCTTGGCGATTCTCAAGCACTTGACGCTGATGATTTAGTCAGACGGATGAAAGCTGATTTGCATCCAGGTCAACGCGCATTTGTAGACGATCAAGAATCTGACATCCTTGCGATCAGCGCCGGGTATGGAGCTGGGAAGACGCGTAGTCTTTTGTGCAAGGCTGTTTGTTTAGCGATTGCGAATCAGGGTTACACCGGCTGCATCATGGAGCCAACGGCACCAATGATCCGAGACATCTGGATTAGCGAGTTCGACGCATATCTAGACCATTACGGCATCCCATATTCATTTCGTGCATCACCGCTGCCAAGTTATACATTTCATCTGCCTGGCGGCGACACACATTTGTTGTGCAGAAGCTTTGAATCAGTGCAAAGAATCGTGGGCGTTAACCTGTCGCATGTAATTGTCGATGAAATTGATACCGTAAATTACAAGGTCACATCACAAGCGTTCCCCAAAATACTTGGCCGCTTGCGCTCTGGCAATGTCAGACAATTTGCTGCAGCATCGACGCCAGAAGGCTTTAAGTGGTTGTATAACGAGTTTGGGAGTCCTGAGGCGCTCGAACGTCCAGACCGAAAGCTCATCAAGATGAAGACAGTAGATAATCCACATCTGCCGTCTGATTTTATAGAACGCTTAGAAGCTAATTATGATCCCGCAAGATTGCAGGCTTACCTCATGGGTGAGTTTGTAAACCTGAACACGGGACAGGTTTATGACAGATTTGATCGTGAAAAGCATGTCATAAAATCCTTTGATGCTGGTAGTGAACCTTTGCACGTCGGCGTTGACTTCAACATCGGCAACATGAGTGC